TCACCTTCACCTAATACTATTGCACCATAAAGATATTGATTATCTGTTCCTGATGTCTCTAAAAATACTCTTGTACCACCTACTAATCGCTCACCATAGATAACAGGGATTTGTGCATTATTAGATTGCTTATTAACTAATGTGCCTTTTGCTTGTTCTTGTTGGGGTATATCTGGGATTTCTGGAATAGGAATAATCCAAGAGATAACATCTTGAACTAAATCACCTACAAAATCAAAAAAGTCATCAAAGAAACCCATTATTGCCTACCCCATTTTAAATCTTGTATTGTTAAGGCACTAAATTCAAAACCTTTATCAGTAGAATAAAATCTTTGTTGGCTACCTTCGTTTGTCTTTCTTCCTGCCGTTCTACTAAAGTCACCAAAGTGAGAAGTACAGTTTAAAGTTAGTACGCCTTGTTTTGTATCAATAGAATAATTGTTGATATATCCTTTATCATAATTGAATGTATCTATTAACGCTTCAGAACTATTTATAAAACCAATATCAATAGTGACTTCATCATTTGATACTACATTACCCAAGACAATAGAAACAAACGCACTATCTACTGCTGATAATTGAATACTAAAATTAGCAACATTGATTTGTGAATTTTCTGCCTTTGCTGAAATCTTTAATAAGTGCCCACCTGCTAAATAGGTATTAGAATCATGAACTAAATCTTTATAATGATTGGTTAGTCTTTGAACTGTGGGGAAACCTATCTCTACTAATGCAACAGGTTTAATGCTACCAGAATTTATTTCTGTTAGTAGGTCGCTAGATAATCCTCTAGCCATTACAATGCCTCTATAAAATCAACTTCAAATTTATATAAATCTATATCGTCAGTATTAAACTGTTGAATGTCATTAGTTAGTCTTACTGTAAAGGGAACATTATCATAAGTTATTGTGGCATCATCAGCTAAGTTCTCTCGTAATGGTGGCTCTATTGTTAGAGTAGATGCGTTCCCTGATGGGTTTACATCTTCAACAATCATATAGACTTTGCTATGGCTACCAAATTTAATTAAATCACCTGCCAAAAATGCACCTGCTGAATTATTATGATGTCCGTCTACTGCTATGGTTGTATCACCTGCGGTATGTGATCCATTAACTGCAACATTATTTACTTCATGTCCTCTAGCACTAGAAATAACAGGTGGAACTATTTGAAATGTTTCTTTTTGACTTCTTTGTTTAATTATAAATGCATAAACAGGAGCAAATTTAGTTCTTCCCATGGGTGAATATGAAGCTGAGAACTTCCATCTTTGACCATCTACTTGAACACTAAACATCTTACCACTGTCTGTCGTAGATGTGATTGTTTTTTGTTCAGAACTAAATCCTAATGCCTTAAATGTAGGTGATGTTGGATATGTACCACTCATTAAACTAACGCTTCTTTCCCTTGACTATTTAAAGCATCATTTATCACATTAACAATAACACTTCTACGTTTAACTAATAAATTATCAAAACCTTCTGTGTCATTAGCATATACATTGACATTAACTGTTGTTGCACGACCTAAGTCTTTATTGGCTATTATGCTTCCAGATTGATTTGGTACAAACATCTCTGGACCTTGCTCACCTACCATATATTGATTACCACTTCTTACAGGTCCACCTAAAGCACGACCTTGATATTGCGTTGATTGAATTTTTGCGACTTGTACTGCACCTAATGCACCTATGATACCTGCAAGAATAAAATTTCCAGAGCCGATAGCTTTTGCAACGCCTTTAGCAGTACTCATAATTGCTTCTGCAGTATCTAATGCTTTTGCTATTTCAAATGCTTTTTTATTATTTTGTGCAACTGTATCTAATAATTCTCTACCTGATTTTCTAGTTAAATCTTTCATTTGGTCTTGAGTTAAATTTTCTAAATCTAATTCTGCAAATTTACGATCTTTAATTAACTGAAATTGTTTATCAAGGTTAGCCTTCATATCATCTAGTCTTTTCTGACCTAATTCTCTTAATTTCTCATTTGTTTCTTCTTCAATTTTTACTTTTAAATCTTTTATAGTTGTTAATTGTTCTCTTGTAATACTTCCTTCTTTTTCTAAAAATTCTTTTAAAACAGTTAATTGTTTATCTTGTTCATCAAGTATTATTTGTTCTTCTGTTCTAAATTTATCTTGTAATGCTTTTATATCTTTGCCAAATTTTAATTGTATTTGTTCAGTTGATTCTTCACCTGTATCACCTGTAAATGTTTGGAACTGTAATTGATCTGATAATTGTTTATAAAATTTTGCAGTCTTTTCAGCTTCTTCTCTGGTCTTAATTTGTGCAAGTATATATTCATCTAATGATTTTGTTGATTCATCAATCTGTTCTTCAGCAATTTCAAAAGGTAGAGCAACATCTGTAAATGGTAAAAAATTAATTAATTTTACTGCATTATTTACAAATTCTTTTAATCCTTCTATTAAATTAGCTAAAGAATTACGCACTGTATCTTTAATAAACTCGAATGTACCTTTAAAAACATCAGCTAATCTTAATGGAACACCAAGCGTTTCTTCTAATCCATTTCTAAATTGATTAATTGCAGTAAGGGCAATTAGAATAACACCAGATATTGGACTAAACGCAGAAACTAAAGCTATAACAACAAGTGTGGTTTCTTCTATATTTTTTCTAGCTACATTAAATAAACTTATGGCATCTTGTAAAGCTATACCTAAATTAACACCCACTTCTTTGATAGCTTCTTGATTAATATTGATAAAATCAGTTAATGCGACTGTAATATCAGCTATAACAGGTGCTAATCCTTGACCTAAAATATCTTGGGCATCAGTTATTGCTATACCTAAGTTAGAAAATTGAACATTAAGATTCTTTAATAGGTTAGCGGTAGCATCACCAAATTCATCTTGTATGCCTTTAGCGAAAGCATCAACTATAGTTTTTGCACCTTCAGCAGTTTTACCAAACTCAGATATTTGACTTCTTGTTAATCCTAACTGTTCTTCTAATATTCTTAATACAGGTACACCACGATCACCTAATCTTTGTATTTCTTCTAAACCTAATCCACCACTTACAGTTCGTGCAAATAAATCGGTGACTGCTTCAAGCGTTCCTATTTGATCTGTCGTGATCGCTGCTGTGTTTGTAAAAACATTTAATATTTCTGCTGAAGGAGTTATACCTGCTGCTTTAAGTTTAATGAATGATCTTGATAAATCTTCAACTGAGAACTGCGTTTTTGTTGCAATATCTGTAATGAATCTAAATGCTTCTGCACCTGATTGAGCACTACCTGTGACGGAAGCAAGTGAAGTTCTTAAATCTTGAAATCTAGCAGTAGTATTAATTATAGAACGAATTACTGTTCCTGCACCAATAGCAATAATGGCATTTTTTAAATTTAATACAGATCTTTTTGCCTTATCTACATTACCTTGTACTTGTTTAAATGCTTTTCCTGTTTTATCTTTTCCGACAATTTCTACTAAATATCGTTGAGTCATTATCTTCTTTTACCTTGCATCTTTTGTTTATTCAATGCTTTTTGTTCTTCATCACCTTTTAAAGAATAATACGCATACCATAAATTAAATTCTTCTAATGGCATAGCCATAATTTCCCCTATGGTTTTATGTAAATTTTCAGCTAAAAAAAAGTGGAATCTTAAATCGTAATCAGAATTTAGTTTTTTTTTAAGTCTTCAGTGGGTGTTTGTGTACCCATGATTTGACTAGCAACTCTACCAATAATATCTGGATCAACAAATTTTTTCATTTGGATTTTACTTTCCAAATCAAACATTTTTTCCCCAGATTTGGTTTCTGCTTTTTTTACTAAGATATCAACAAGAACAGTTAGATCGTTCATGTTGTCTTTAAATAATTCAGATTTTTCAAGTAGCGTAAAGGGTTTAACATAAATGGCATCTTCGCCAATTAATCCCCATTCTTCAACTTCTATTACCTTAATTTCTTGATGTTTAAAGTGGCTTATAGCCCCCTCAAGATAATTTTTTTTTGGCATATATTAGACTGTTGAGACGCTTACGCCACCTGAAAACTGAACATTGATAGTTCTTGAGATAACACCATCAAGAGTGACTGATTGTGATAGTGATGTCACAATCGCTGATCCTGTGTAATATGTATCTGCTGAATCAGATCCTTCTGGATATAAGTTCAAAGTCACTGAAGCACCAATAGTTAATGCACCTTGACCTGAGCTATCTGTTTCGTCCCAATGACATTCAATAGTACCTGTCGCATCGCTTCTAAGCACCTTGTATGTTTTAGATGTATCTGTAAGTGTAGTATCTTCAACTGTGTCATTTGATTGGTCTATTGTAAAACCTGTGACTTCTGCCACAGTATCAGTACCAACCTTGACTACTCCACTTGTTCCGACGTGTGTTGCCATTCTTTATTCTCCTTTACGGTTTGTTCTTCTACTTCTACATCTTTTTTCTTAGATGATCTAGTAGATTTTTTTTCTTGCTCAAGTTTATAACCTTTCGCTAGAAATTTGTCTATATCATTATCCCAAACTTCAATACTATTTTTTCCGTTAGGCATAATCATTTTGATTCTTTTAGCCATTATGATGTACCTCGTACAAATTCATAAAATACCCTTACCACAATTCTTACCGCACCTAAAGGAAAAAGAGTACCTTCATCAGAGTTTACTTCTATAATTTTAGTTTCTTTAGCAGTACCACCACGAGTTCTATCAGTATCAAGTATTTCTTCTACAACTTCTGCTAATTGATTTCTTTTAGTATCTATATTTGTTTCTGTACCCTTAACATATCCGACAATAATAAAATCAATAGTTCCTGATCTTTTTCCTGCTGAATAATCACCCAATGCAAAATCTTCTCTAGTTTCATCTGATGTTGTTATGTATAAAGCAGGGAACTGTGGATCAGCTAATTCTTCTACTTTAAATGGCTCACGAGTTATCTTTTTAAATTCAATAGGTGATGTGACTGCATCAAGGGTTGTAATTATATTACCTGCAATATCTTCTCTTAAACTCATGCTAACGCCTTTTTAATACTTTTTCCAATAATTGCATTAATTTTCTTTTGTTCTATTGTTGATATTCCAAAAAATTCTCTTTTTGGCATTTTCCCTTTACCTTCATTATGAATAAAGGCTTTCTTAGTTTGTTCTGCACTTCTAAAAAACACTATACCACGACTAGGTCTTGTGGTGAATGTCAAAGAACTAAACATCTTACCTGTCATGTTTAAATCTACAAAATTTTTAGGTGTTGTATCTTGATTACTTGGATCGTTGTTTCTTTTTCTTCTAGCTTGAATATATCCTTTTGAATAAGGTTTAAATGGTCTACCTCTTACATCTTTTCCTCTTTGTTCTGTTCTTTCTCGGATAGCACTGACTTGAAAAGCAGATGCTTGACCTAATGCTTTTTGTATTGCTAAATGTATCTTTGCTGATTTCTTCTTTAGTTGTTGTTTAAAGAACTTACTATTGTCTTTGACATCAAGCATTAACGAATTAATCGTAAATGATGGATAGGCTCTTCTTCAGAAGTTTGTATGGTGCTATCATTATTTTCATCATACTTAACACCATCACGCAAAATAGCTTGAAATTCTTCTGCGTATTTCTTTCTATAATAATCCATTTTAACTTGGAAAGTATCGGCACCATCACCGCCATCTGGATCTTTCCATTTAGTAAGCATAGGTAAAATATAATCTGATAAGGCTCTATATACGACTGCTCTTATCCATTGAGAATTAACCAATAAAGCACTATTCATTTCAATAGTAGTAATCTTGGTAATATCTTTATATCTGACTGTATGGCGATATCTTTCCCACCATTCTTCTCTTACTTGGCGAATAACATCATCTTCAGCATGTTGTAATTGTGTATCAAAATCTGCAATACCATATTCAGCAATATCTGGTTGATATTCTTGCACATGAGATAATGCTACTGAAAATTCTGTTGTTGCCATTAATCTTCTTTTTTCTTTCTAGTTCTTTTTGGTTTTTCTATTGGCTTATCTTCTACTAATTCAAAGCCTCTTAATTTCCAATGTATTAAATTTTTTTCATAATCAAATTTTGTTCTTGTGATTATCTTCCCATTTTTTTTTAATTTTACTAATTGCATAATAGTTTCCTTAATAGTAGGTGGGGAGTATATCCCCACCCATAGTCTATACTACTGAATAGATGAATCAAAGTGTAATTCTACACCATAAGAATCATGTAGTTCGCCTACGCCATAAACTGCAGTTGCAACAATTTCGTCTGCTCTTAGAGAAGCATCTCTTTGAGTTTCAATCTTGATGTCCTGCATCATAGCTAGACCAAGTGCGTCTTTGTGGAAAATACCACCTTTATAGTCACCTGCGTTGCCTGAATTAGCCATATTTGAAGTTTCAAATACTTGAATGCCTGCAATAGAACCTACATAGCCACTTCTTAATGCTTCATTAACTAGGTCATTTGCATTAGCG